GTAGTAGCCGCATTGTTAAGCACTCGCCATCTAACGGACTGTACATACGCTGTATTGGAAATAAATCATGCGCTGATATAAGCGTAGGCTCACTATTTTGTTCTTCCCCATCCTTATCCGGCTTTTGAGGAGCAGCGTAATAGATACCCCCATTTAACCCTCTAACAAACGGTTTTAGGAATCCCGGTAGTTCTTTGATATTCTTGGTACTCTTCTTTTCCCAAATTGGCTCCTCTTTATCTGACGCAACGGCGGCTTGGAATTCTCTTCCAAGTACGATTGGGGTTTTGATTCTTCCTCTATGTGAACATCCTTCGCACTGACTTGGGAAGTTATTAACAAACCAGTCGCATGTACGGGGGGCATTAAAAGAACGGGCAGTTTTCTCTGTTTCATCACTATTATAATTCTCATATTCATTAGACATCTTATGTATGGCTTCAGCTCCGTCCGCGCAATGTACTGCTACGGTTAGTCCAGCCGCCCATTGATCCCGAGCTACTGTAGCTTGATTCTCCAACATATACCGTATCTGATTACATCCCGTACCTTTTAGACTCTTATCTGCTAGTTCATTAAATGTATAAGCAAAGTTGTCCATCTTCAACATCTTGCGGGTTTCTTCGTCTAGCCCCTTAGATACAGTAGCCAGTATGTCCTTAACAGGTATTTCCTCGCCTAATAACTCTTTAAATGACGCAAAGTTATACTGATTAAACTCAGTAGTTAGAAAACTAGATAGGCATGGGGGGTCAGTTTTATAATTAAGCGTGTCAGGACAGCGCATAATACGGGCTGCATCTGCCATAACTGAAGGGTCAGCGTATAGTCTTGATATACAGAACTGCTTAAACTTCTCGGCGTAGGGTAAGTATTCCGCTATAGGAACCTCTTCTTCTAATAGCCAATAAGCATGAACTCCTGTACCTGAGTCTATCCTGACGGGTGGGGGTAGTCCTGTTTCTTCTAGGAATTTATCAAGCGCAGTTAAAGCGGCTTCCTTACTAATATAGCCCTTTCCTTCTGCTGCCTTATCAGCGCCTACATCTAGGTCAATGAACAGCGACCTGTAGTAAATGCAGTTATCAGCCTTCCTACTAAACCCGTCAAAAGAACCTAGTGCAACATATGTGTTTAAGCCTTTGCTTTTTAGTTTTTCTACTTCTTTAAATACATCATCTAGTGTTTCTGCAAAACGGTTGTTTGTTTTCTTAGTATTTTGGTTTATTCCGCTAACACAGTAAACACCCTGCTTGGGTAACGCTTTCTCATAGAATTGTTTTATCATAGCGCAGAGTATATAAAAGCGGGTTGCCCCGCTTTTGGTTAGAAATGTAGAGGTCTTTTATTTATTCATAGTAGCTAAATATGATCTGGCCTCTAATTGGGTTTTAACAGGTAGTACACCATCTTTTAAATCTTTAGTAACAACATCTAAGAAATCTTCTACTTGTTCTTGATGCTTATATCTTAAAGGTTTGCCACGGAACCAGCTATGAATTGACATCCGAGTTACACCAAATGCCTCTGCCACACAAGTAGCAGGTAGGTTTGCCTCAACACATGATAAAGCAAGGGCTATCCCCGGATTATTAGCATTGGACTTATATAACTCTAATAGAAATTTTTCGCTGTAGCTCCGTGACATGTAATGCTCCTTATTTTTTAGACCACTTCTTAACTACATCAGACACATCTACTGGCGTATCTTCCCCTGTTACCTTAGACCCACTACGCTTAATAGGCTCAGACTCAGTAGGTTGTACTGGTGTAATTAACCCATCACCAGCTTCTCCTCCTTGAAAGACTGTAAGTTTAATTGCCATTTCAGCCGCTTGGCTTTTAGCTTGCTTTGTTATGATAGCTAGATCTGCCTCAGGTACAGCACCAACAGGAGAGAACATTACTTTAGGTGTAGCTGATGATGTATCAAACTGCATCTTGGTAATAACGCGCCCAGCACTTACGTTGTGCGATGCTAAGTGTTGTACATAAGGACGGAAAGGCCATTTGCCGCTATCTTCTTTACCAAAGGTAGACATAGCAGGTAGTACCACCTGCATTACATCTCCGCCCGGATCGGCAGGTAGGACGACAGCCGTGCGCCAAGACAACTTACATTTAGTACCTATGCCGTTATCGCCTGATCCTTTTACACTATTAGGGCAGGTGTTACAGCTAATTGCTGGTGGGTTAGCTACTTCTGGCTCTGGAGTTTCTGAGTTGCTAGACCAGCATACTGGACTAACCTTAGCGCCTTCTACGTAACCTGCATCATAGAACATACGTGAAGCCGTATGGGCCATCTTCACAATGATAACATTCATATAACGCTCTTCTATAGCACCTATTTCTTTACCGCCTGAGTACTTACGGAATACGCCGCCTTTAATAGATAGCCGTTTGTTCTGTCGTGCGCCACCGCCACCTGATACTGCAAGTGTATCTTCATCTAGCCCTGTTTGAATAAGGGATGGGTTGTTTGCTAGGATTGTTGCTAGTTCGTTACTCATATCGTGGGTTCCTTTTAACTAAATTAACGAGAGGCGGGTTTACGTACTACTATGCCAAATTCCCGCATTACATTCACTCCGGGGGGTAGTCCATCTTGCTCATGCCCGTGGAGGAATTCTTTGAAATTGCCTTGATGAATACGCCGTTCTAATAGCTCTAGCGCATCGTTCTCAGCAACAAACTTCCTAAAGTTATCCCAGTCTGAACATATAAAACGCTCATTAAGCTTACGCATTACTGTACCAGCTTGGGTCTTAATACTATCAGCATTTGACTCATTACATGTTGTAAGCATGGTCTGCTCTATGACTACCATATCTTCTTTGTACTTCTTATCTTGCGTCTCATACTCGTCAAGCAGTTTTTCACGTTCACCACGTATTGTCAAGTATATTTTTACTAATTCTTCTAAATTATTTTTCATGGTTATATTCCTAGCTCCTGTTTATAAAGGTCTACAAGTTTTTCGTGGCTAGTAACCTTATTTTGTAGCATCTGATACATCTTTCGTTCTACTTCTGATCCTTGTAGATGCACTACCGTCATGCTATTGACTTGCCCCACACGGTCTATACGGGCGATACACTGTAAGTAAGTCTCTACACTCATTACTGGAGACCAAAATACAACTGTATTAGCGGCGGTTAAAGTTACTCCATGAGATGCTGCTTGTGGTTGGATAATTAAAACTCTCGTTTGGGCGGTAGTCTGAAATCTATTAATGATATTTGCCCGTTCTCTTGCTGGTACATCTCCATTTATTATTTCATTTGATATCCCCTCTTTTATTAAGTGTCTTGATACCAGTGCTATCGTGTGCCTAAATGGCACGAATACGATAACCTTATGTTCTGTCTCCTCCATTACCTCTATTAGGGCGTTAAGGCGTGGGGATACATCGAACTCAATTACTTCCCTAGTGTCAGTGTATACAGCCCCACCAGAGATCTGTAGTAGCTTAGTAAGCTTTGCTGCCGCATGGACTGCGCTGATCTGTTCGCCAGCGGCCTCTATTAATAGTTGATCTTTTAGTTCTTTATAGTACCTACTAACCTGCGGAGTAAGCGGTACTTCCCTTGTCTGATACATAACTTTCGGTAGATCTAAGCACTCAGCCTTTGCAAATCTAATGGCTGGTTGTAGTGCGTTATAGACATCATCCCTAGCGGTAGGCTTGGGGGCCCACTTAAACCTAGAAACTTGGTGCATTATCTTATCGCGCCATGCGGTAAAATACTTAGGTACACCCCCCGGGGATACAAGTTTAGCTAGTCCAAAAGCATCTAAAGGAGACTGAGAAGCGGGGGTTCCGGTTAGCATCCATAGCCTTGTAGATGGCATTAATATCCTGCTTAGAGTTTTCCAACGCTTAGTTGTAGCAGTTTTATACGCATTAGCCTCATCTATCACTATGAGATCAAACCCTAACTTCTTAATATCCTCTTGTACAATGCCAACTCCATCATAGTTAATGATTACAAACTCATACTGTCCGTTAAGAATCTTCTTGCGTTTACTAGCTTCACCATAGGCTACGGCTACAGTTCTGTGCATAGCTGTCTTAAATATATCTGCTTGCCATGCGGAGTACATGATTGTTAGGGGGCATATAACTAATACTCTTTTGACTAACCCCATATTCATAAGGTAGTCAGCCGCCCAGATAACAGATGAAGTCTTACCTGTACCTGCCTCATTAAAGCAGAAAGCCCTATCTTGTAAGGATAAGAACGCAGCGGTTGTGACTTGGTGTTTGAATGGGGTGTATAGTCCGGGCCAGTTGTAGTCCCGTGTTATAGGGGAAGGTAGCTTTCCCCCACCAGTAAACGTCTTGTTCAGACGTTGCATTTCTTCAATGCCCCAATAAACTAATAGCTCAGTAGTATCGAAATCCTTTGAGAGAACTTCGCACTTTTCTATGTGGTCAACTATGTATTCGGCATGGGCATTTACTACACGCAATTTAATTGCGCAGTCTTCTACTATTTCCACAATGGCCTTTAACTATATGGTTCGTTGAGATTAACAGCCTCAACTGCCGTTCCAATTACTTGTTACTGATAGTTCCTTGCTCTATTCTTACTAGGGCTTTCTAGTTTATACCCATCTTTATTAGAGCCGCCTTTAGATAATGCTTTCTTATGGCTTACATCCATGCCAGTACGGTCAACACCTTTCTTGTCTAAGGCACGCCTAGCCTTTTGTCTTTCCATACGGTTTGGTAACTCTTTACGCTCTTTCTGCTGCTCGTATTCTTTCTTATAAGGTCTTGGCTTGTTAACGTAGGGCATTATATGCTCCTTCAGTAGTTACCTTCTTTGTTTATGGAACTCACATGTCTTTACTGGACACCACCCACATAGTGGAGTTGGGTTAGGCATCCAACTATCATTCTTATAGGACAAGTTTAGCCGTTCAAGATCACCTTTAAAATAATCCCATAAGATGTCTATATCTTTACGATTATACGCTTCTGGCATGAAGCTGTCATGCATCACAAACAACAGCCCCGCCTTAATCTTTTGAAGTTGGGGAAAATGAGCAAAGGCCATCAACGCCATTAACTTCAGTTGCTTTGGTTCTGGGTACTTATTACTGCCCGTCTTATAATCCACGATGAAAGCTGTATCACCGTCTATAATTATTAAGTCTACTATGCCCCGCACCCAGAAATCTTTATCCGTGAACTTGCAAGGTTCTTTATTGGCATTGAGTGCCATACGGTGTTCTGGTAACTTCTCCCCCGGTATAGCTGCTAAGGAATCTAGTACCGGTTTGAAACGCTCATAGTTTTTTGCTAGGGGCTTACCTTCCGCTACATAGTCTTCACACGCCTTATGTACTTCATTACCATACAGCATCTGAGGTGTAGCGCTTTTCTGAAACCGTTTCAATACCTTTACTTCTTGGTACTGCTTAGGGCAGTTGATATAATCTTTTAAAGAGGAGAACGACCATGTATAACTCATCTTTACATACTACCCTATAAGTAAACTTAGCACAACTATTTTTTTAGTTTAACTATCTTATATTTGTACGCCCCTGATTTACCTGAGGTGTAGATACGTTTACTAGCTCGTAACCTTTGTAATGCTTTGCTCACAGTGTTAGCCCTAGTCTCACTAGCCCCTGATGGGAGTATGTTTATCTTAATGTCCTTACATACACAGTTAGGGTTGTTAGCTACAAACTTAAATACTTCTTCTTGGGCGCATGTGAAGTTCTTATAAACGGCATTGTTTAATACATTAATACCATTAACCTTTGCTAGTATTTCTTTAATACCCTTTAGGTTTCCTTCTCCAGATAGTCCAATATATTGCGCCCCTACTGGATATCTCATTACAGGTATAATTGTGCTCTTAATCATGTTTTACGGTGTTCCCAATCATCTCGGCAGCTATTATCACACCACCTTGTACCTATAGTTGTTAAAGGCTCATCACAGTTAAGACAGTAGCCTGTAGGATCTACCTCTAAGGAGGGTCTATTAATCTTTCTCCTTATAATTTCCTCTCGATCCATACGCTCTTGTGTTCTATCTGCATCATCACTCATATTCTTAGTCCTTTTTACTCTCAAACGCTATAAGCAGTTCAAGATAGTGCTTTGCCTTCTTTAAATCCTCTATACCATTCTTTTTACGCCACCTACATACATATTTAATCACATTACCCTCTATATAGGGGATATTATTCATTTGGATAAATTCTACGGGTTGCACTGCCATTTCTTTATAGTGCCCCCCGCCTTCTTGTAGTTCTAGCGCACTCATTCTTCCCCCGCTGAAGCCATTTTATCGCCTAGCTTCATAAGTATAGAAGCTCCATCTTTTTGATTAAAACATATACTACTGATCTTTATTTGCATATTCCCGCTTTGGCATTTGCCCGTATATACGTTGTATATACTACCTGTTACTGCATCCATCCAGAACATTTCACCGTTACCTAGAACTGTAGGGGTAAATACTCTCCCATCACATATCCATAACTGATGTGCTTCAAGCCAGTCTTTCTTTGGCTTTTTATAATGTGCAACAGTATTTGGGGCTACGGGGAACACATACTTACTAGCTACCGCATATATTCCTTCCATAGGATACTTAACTTTTGCTTTAACCTTAGTCATCCCATGCCCCGCACTCGTAGATATTCGCCCGTTCCGTCAGTTGTCCTACGATAATGGGGTCGTACTCAGGCACATACTTCTTAACCAGCGCTTTGAACTCATCAGAAAAATTATTTAACTTCTCCAACCTACGTTCCCCTGCCATTTGCTGAATCTCACGCTCGCTCATACTTGGTTCCCCCATAACATTATGGCAACTCCGCCTAATACACTAGCAAATAATATCACTAGCCCTATAGCTATAATCACTGCTACCTTGTATAGATGCATCATCCTCTCCTTAGGTTGGGTGTATACGTCCTGCTGCTACTTCATCTAGTGCTTCTTTAATCCCTTGGTTATACCCAACATCGTATCCTCTACGTAGTAACTCCGATCTTTCTTGTGCTCGTTTGTGTCGCTCCTTCTTCATTGTTTTTTCTACTGTCTGCTCTTTCTTTAGGTAATGCTTGTTGGCATTGCAGTACAACGTAAACTCCCTATCTTCCATGTGGTATGACAACACGTTAAGCAGTGATGTATGTAGTACCCCCATCCCGGGTTCTTTACGGAAGGGCCAGTTAAGATCAATCGAATTACGTAGCGACTCAACTATTACCGTGTCATCTATCTCTACCTCAATCATTGCTTTCATTTTTCTTCATCTCCTTTTTATATTTAATCATAGTGTCTGCTATCTTGTACGCAGTCTCCGCACCCTTCATACGTTGCTCTTCTTCGTCATCGCCCCACTTGTAACCGTACTTAATAACTAATGCCATCATTGCCATTGCTGCTAACTCATCTCTGCTATCACTCATGTGTTCTCCTTGTCGTAAGCCCACAGAGCAGCGGACGCGTCACTAAAGGCAACCCATGTAGTGCCAGAACATGCGGCATCCCATGCGGCCCTTGCAACCTCCACCGCCTTCACCAGCTCTTCTCTAGTTTTCATACGCCCCACGCCTCTCTTAGCCCTAGCAGCATCCCAACGGTCATCAATAGCTATACAAGCATCATGATAATCAGACCAAGCAGCGTCTATAGCACCAATATCATTCCTAGCAGCATCCAGCCTAACATCTCTAACGGCAGCGCATTGAATCCTACCCTCAGACCACTCAACTTCATCTGCCTTCTTTTGATCTTCTTCGTTCATACAATACGCTCTTGTAAATACATCTAAAAGTATTGGGTCGCTGTTTATTTGATCCGCTATCTCTTTGCACCAAGCACCAACTTCTTCCTTAGTCATTATTGTCATATCTTCTCCAAAGTGAATAAGTCAGGCGGTTATCTATCGAGGTTACTGGGCTTCCCGAACAGCACCCCCGCAAGACATTTTCGGCATGTCTGCCTAGCCCAACTTAATCGTTAACCCCGCATCACGGGCAAATATCTTTATCCTGTCGTTGCACAAACTCTGCATGAACCCCCACTGTGTTTCAGTTAG